CAATAAAAATTTCAGGATACATATTTTTTGTAGCTCCGCTTGTTATATTTTTTGGAACAGGTGTTGTATCACTTGTTTCAGTATCAATTATACCTAAATAACTTGCAATATTATCTTTAAAAAGTTCAATTAATTTTTTACTTATATCTCTTATCATTTGCAAACTTCCTTTTCAAAAAATCTGTTTAACTCTTCCTTCAAAAATCTTTCAAGTCTTGGATGAATTGTTCCATCTTTCATAAAGAAATAAGGTCTTTGAGGCATATTAGCTCTGCCTGTCCAACCACCTTCTTGATGTATCTGTGCATAAGGAATATTGTTTATCCCTATCCTCATTTTTAGTTTTTCAATTTTAACATTACTTTCATTACTTTTTCCTGTAGCTGCAGCTTTTAACCTTCCTGTTAAAATTAAATTAGCTTTCCCATTCCCATAATGTTTTATTTTCCATTGTTTATACTTTGGAGAAAGTTCCTTCCATCTTAATCCAAACATTGTCCCACTCATTCCCCAGTTTTGCTCTATTACTTGGTAAAATCTGTCCTTAAAATTATTAAAAACAGGGGATAAATCGGAACTTTTTTCCAGTGCTTTGGATAAATGAATTCTTAATTCATTCAGTCTTTGTAACCGTATCTGTTCCAATTTAATAGTCATAATCATTTTCCCAATCGTTGTATTTTATACTATCTTTATTTTCCATTCCTGAAACGATTTGATTTTCACTAAAACAGGTTCGTTGATTGTTATATTTCCCTATTTTTATATCATTTATAAATTTATTATACTCTTCAAAGTAATTTACCGCTGTTTTCTCTTCATTGTTATTTTGATTAAGTATTAAGCCAGTAACTGCAAAGGAAACATTTTTCCTTAAAGTAGAATAAAATTTATCTGTGCTAATAGGCACTGCAATTCCTTGTTCTAATAAAACATTTTCCACTTCTACGGAAAAAATACTAATCCAATCTTCTACTTGTGCTTGTGTTGGGGTTGTTTCTGTGTTGTAAGTTACCCGTGTTAAAAATTCAATATCATTAACACTACAAAATCCCATTATTCTTTATCTTCCTTTTTTATTTTGTTCTCTTCTTTATTTTCTTTTTGTTTTTTATCTTCAATAATTTTGAAATCAATATCTTTATCTTGTTGCAATATATCAATCATTTCTTTTTCTGTTTTTTTAGTGGTATTAAAAAAATCTTTTAGTTTTAATAATGTTATTGGAACATTAGTTGGTAAAAGTTTACCGAATTTTGTTTTATTTATCTTTTTAGAAATTATTATATAACTCATATCTTCTCCTTTTTATTTAATAAAAAAATATAAGCAAGAGGAACAAAATCCCCTTGCTTATAAAAAAATATTAAGAATTATCAACTTTTACAATTGCCATTGGGTTTCCATAACCATAACCATATCTTCCGGTAGTAAAATATTTAATGTTAACATTGTCTTCTTCGTCTTTCATATTCCAATTAGGAAGTTCTCTTTCTTGAATAACAAAAGGTTTTAACGTTGCATTAATATTGATTAAATACCAATCATTATCCGAATTTGATTGCTGGTAATTTATTATCAATTCAACTTCCCCTGCCATAATATTACTACTTTGAGATAAAATTTGCGCTTTTGGTGAAAAAATTGTTTCAAATGTAAATTTTAAATGCGCTGGTATAAATAACGCTATTTTAGGATTTGGATTAAACGGTCTGTTATTTCTATCTTTGAATCCGATTAATTGATTATACGCATCCTTATAGTCCGCAATTATTTGAGCTTGCGTAGTTCCTGTTCCAGAAATAATGTTATCAATAACATTCGAGCCCGTATCTATTAATCTTGAATTTGCAAAAAAAGCCGATCCATCAAAAGCATTTCCATTTGTAGAAATTAATTGATAAACAAAATCATCCGGAAAATATACCCATTCTCTTGCTAAACTTCTAATCCAACTTTCAATATTTCCACCAAGGTATTTTTTCGAGTCGCTTAAAGTGCTTCTTTTAACCTTGAAACCGCCACCCCAATCTTTGTTGTAAATTTGAAAACTATAATCTTTTCCATCACTATAAACAATTTCATCAAGCCATTCTCTTATTCTGCCCGCTGTATCCGGAATCCAATAATCTTCATAAGCTCCATCACTTGATACAATTTCAATAATATTTTTAGTGTTAGGTTTCCCCGCTGTTCCTAATTCTTTTAGAAAAAGGGCTTTTATACCTTTCAAAACCGCAATAGGTGAATTATACATAGTTCATATCCTCCTTAATCTTTATTCGAAAATTCTATAATATATTGTTGCTGTTCCTACAAGTGCAGTTAAGTCATAATGAGATGAAACAACAGAACTAATATTCAAATATTGCGAACTTGTCCATTTTTGATATGCTTTTCCATTAGTCCCTTTGTTATCAATATTATTATAAACCCCAGCTGCTGCTAAAACTAAACCATCAATCAAATTATCTGAACTTGTTGAACTATTTGCAGCTATACCAGCGTCAACTCCACCTGCTGTATCAGTTGGGGCGGTAGTTACATCAAGTATCAATTTTTCAACTAATAAAGTTCGGCCTAAAGGATTTGCTAATTTTAAAACACCCCCTACTGTATTATCCGAAGCAGCTGTTAAAGCAACTTTTAATACTCTTGTTTCACCTCTGTAAAATTCATTAAGTGCTAAATATCCTTCAGTAGATGAAATATAAGTAATCAATGTTCCAATCGGAATTCCTGCTGTTTGAACATTATCAATAGTATAATTGTCTGTTGCATACATTGTTTGTCCAACCATTGCTTGAGTTATGCTGGTAAAAGTCATTCTAAAAGTTCCTTTAGTATAAACCATTCTGACAGTCTTATCTCCAGCAATTGCACTTCCTTCTTCTAAATTACCAGAAATAGAACCGCTTGCGGTTGTTGCTGCAGGTGTTTTGTTTGCACTATCATCAGCGACTATTCCAACCATTAGAGCTTCTTTACAAGCATCGCTATCTAAATTGTATAAATAACCATCTTTGCCAATTGCTACTAAAGTTCCTTTATAAATTGTTTCCCCTGACTTAACAGGAAATAGCATTAACCCTGAAGGTTCTTTATAAATTATTTCTTTGTTTACAGTTACTGCCATAGTTCATTTCCTCCTTAATCTTTCTTAAATTCTTTAACAAAAATCAAATAGTCTTCCTTATTCTTCCAATCAAGCCCAGCTCTTTCCATTTGAATTTTTGTTTTTTCATCAACTTGAAAATCATTAATTGCTTGTGAACTTGTTTTTTGTGAACTCTCGTTTTTAGGTAAAATTTCAAGTTCTTTTAATACTGTTTCTTTGTCTTTAAGATACTGATTAACTTTCAACTCATAAAGCTTTGGATTGTATTGACCCAATTCAATTGCTTTTTTGATAACTTCCTCAGCTTCTTTTTTTAATTGTTCTTGTTTAATTGCTTCAAGTTCACTACCAAGTTCTGTTGCTACTTTTTCTGCTTTTTCTTTTTGAACCTTGATTTCTGATAATTCTTTTTTAATTGCTTCGAGCTCTTTCTTAGAATTATCAAGTTCATTTTTGAGTTCTTTAACTCTGTTCAAAACAATCGCTTCATTGACATTTGTTTCAAGTCCTAATTCAAGTTTTACACTATCCATTCTTTTTCCTCCTTCTGTTTTTTCAAAATAAGATAATTGTAATTGCTCCTGCAATTGTGGAAGTGCGCCTAACAAGGCAGGAACATTTGTTAAAGTTACGGCAATAAGAACATTTTTATGTAGTTCGCCTTTGGTGTCCTTAATATCATAAATTGCCGGACTGATATACTTATATTGTTTGTTTTTAATCAGCTCAATTCCTTTTTCGTTTAAAATCCAATAAGTATAAAGTCCTTCTTCTTCTATAGACATATCGACTATATCGCCATAACTTTCTTCATACTTATGATTTAAATCAATGAAAGGTTTACTTAAACTTTCATCCTTAAAATTATTAATTATATCGTTAAAAATTTCATCATTAAATTCAATAATTTCATCATATTTTTCTATGTAAAATTTCCCTCTTGGAAGAGTTAAAATTTTTTGTTTGTCCTTTGTAGCCTTTATTTTTGTTTCAAATATTCTTTCCATTTCTTTTTTTGCTTCCTCAATTCCAATATATTTAATTTTATTTTTTTCTAACCAATCTTTAATTTCATCAACTGTCCACTCATCTGCCGAAAACCTTAAAGATTGAGCTATCGGGTGTGGATTATCAGAATTATTATCAATCATCCAAATAACATCAATGGTATCAGGTATCTTAATTCCTTGAACATAACCTTCACCACTTCCCACTGTTCTTCTATATTCAATATTTTCACCTTTTATCGGTTCTCTTAATCTTACTGCGTGTTCGTCTTTATAAGGCATTTTTCCTCCTTTATTTTATCGGTATTAATTGACATCTACAAACATTATCACCCGCTAAACCTAAACAATCCGGATTAAGATTTCCATTTGTATCCGGAAAATTTAATCCCGATTCCTCAACTTCTTGTCTACTCATTACCAATCCATCATAAGGGGCGCAATTTTCACAAGTACTAAGATCCATAACAGCCGTATATTCAAACATTTCAACTTCTTTATTATCAGCAAATTCATCATTTCTCCCTTTCGAATATCCTGACCCCGCAAATGTTACTAAATTTGTTCGAGGTTTTTTTATCGCATCTTTCAATTTGTCTATTAACCAAACCTTGAACCCGCCTGCTTTTTTTATGTTTTTTATCGGTTGAGTTAGAAGTAAAGATTTAATTGTTTTATCCATTGTTTCAAAATAAACCTCAACTTTTAATCCTAACATTGTCAATTCTTCTTTTATTTCTTCATCTTTAATCCCGTTATTTTCATACAATCTCATTTTTAATTTCGCTATCTCTTTTTTAGCATCAATTTTCCCTTCAATATACGCTTGTTTATAAAATTTCCTTATTTCATTAATTAATTGTTTTTTATATTTCAAATGATAATTTTGTCCATTTGTTTTTTCTAATTGTTCTGCTACATCATTTAAAATCTTATTATGATAAGAATTAATAATTTTACTTACTTGTTCTCTTATTACATTATGAACCTTAATAGCATTTTCAAGTTCAAATATCTCTCTTGCTTTATCCGACATTCTGCTTAAATTCAATGTTTTAATATCTAGAAGTAAATCATTATGATTCATATCTTCTTCAATTTCTTGTTCATCAATACTTATTCTGTCATTTATATCTTCTTCATCAATACTTATTCTGTCATTTATATCTTCTTTTTTAGGCAAACCTAAAATATTTCTTAAATAAATCTCATCATTCTCATCTAAATTTAATCCTTTTATACTAGCTAACTTCATCAATGCATCAGCTACAATTTGAATATTAATCGATTTTGGTAAATTAAATTTGAATTTCGGATAAACATCTTTTTGAATAAGAAAATAACTATTATTTACAATGTCTTTTATAAGTTCATCATTAATCCTATTTTCTATCCAAACTGTAATATTATTTATAAAACTTTCGTATGGACTCTTATGAGCTTCGGTTGCAGCTCTACTTCCGTTTTCCCCAATCCCGGAAGTCATAAACTGAGACAAAGTATTAAAAAATTGTTGCCTGTCTAAATATTGAAGGTACTCTACATTATCATTTTGATTTTGTAATTGTAATAATTCAACTTCAATTTCATCTTCGCCTTGAATTACATAGGAATTGGTAGCGTTCGCTAAAGTACTACCTATAATTTTTGCTTTTGCTAATACTTCATCATCACTTCTTTTTACTGTTATTTTAGGAATACCGGCACCTCTGACCTTAGCCCTTGTAGTTCCTATCAATACATCTTGTTTTGCTTTCCAAGCTAATCTTGAAGTTCTTAATAAACTTTTGCCCCTAATATCACTAAATTCTTCATCCCAAACCATTTCAAATAATTCGTCTTCCATAATATCAACGTACTCATAACTTCCATCGGGTTTTATTCTTTTATGTTTTATCCCTATAAATTCTCCGTAGTCATTATAATAAAATTCTTCAATCGTTAAATGCTGTATCGGGATGAGTTTTTGTAAAAAATTAGTTATTTTACCGTTATAATCTTTTCCTTTCGCCCAGACTTTTTCAAATAAAATAAAACCAAAATCCAGTGCTAATAAAATATGTCTTAAAAAATAACTAAAACCTTTACTTAAATTTCTAAATTGATTTTCGATATAAGTATTTAATTCTTCATTTTCACTTTCAATTCTAAAATCAATTGCAAGTAACGGTAATTTTAATATTTGTAAACTTGAACTTGCAATACTATCCCCATTTCTCATTTTGTAATAATCTTCCAATAAAACGAAAAAATCCGTTGTATCAAATTCATTTAATTTTATTTCACCAGATCCTGATACAACTATTCCTGAAGATGATTTTTGTTTATTTTCTTCCATATTTTACCTTAAATTATTTTCCTTAAAATATAAGTTATTGCAACGTATAACTTACTCGTAGAAGTCGTAGTTGTTAATTTTATACTTTCACCGTCATTTCCTTTTATATTTAATCCCGAAACGGATAATAAATTAACTTTTGAAGCATATAATTTTATTAAATTTCCGCTTGTAAAAAATACCGATACTTCACCACTCGTTGCTTCTGTTTCAATTATTATACTTCTTATTTCTGTAACATACCCACTTACTCCCGTTATAATTTCTACTGCTGTTTGATTACTATTATATTCTGCGGTAAATGTTTTTAGTATTGCTTCACTATCAACTGCTATTGCGTAACGTTTTTCATTATTATTTGAAATATCAAATCCCTTCATATTTTTCTCCTTTAATAATCAATGTTCATTTTTACACTTGCTGCTAAACTTAAATTCGTTTTTTTATTCTTATTAAAAAATCTTAATAAACTTGCTAAACTATCGGGAGCATCATCGGGCTCTTGATTCTCTCTATAATCCAAAACTTGTTCTAAATATTCATCTTCAATATCATTATCAAAAAATAACCTATCCCAATTTTCGTAAATTAGTGTGCTTATTTTTAGATGCTTATTTAATTTTTCATCATATCTTTTTACTTGTAATCCCTTTTCAAATAACTTATCCGCTGTATAACCTTTATCAGCATTATTCTCAATCGCAATCCATTTACAATTATTTTCATTATATTTACCAACTATAAAATCCACCCAATCTTTAACATTACCGGAATAAACATAACCTTTTATTTGATATTTATTGCCCAAATCTCCCAATATTGTTAAAGCACAATAATGTTCACCATCAAAAGCTGCATCCAAATGCATATAACAATCTGTATCTTTTTTCCAAATTCCAAATTCTGGATTTTTAAATAAAGCACTGTCATCGCCTGTATCTTCTAACAAATAGTTTATATTGAATAAACTTGGTATCGTTTTCTTTTTTATTTCTTCAATTGTTTCCTTATCTAAAATTTTAGTTTTATTTATATCAAATTTTTTTATATTATTTACATCAAATAGATTCCACCCATCGTTTCTGTGCCAGGGTGTGCCTATAACATTAATCGATTTTCCATTATCTATAATATTTGTTCTTAGTTCTTTTAATACTTCTTTTGTTTTTTCTCTTTCTGCTCGACTTATTCTATCTCTCAAAGTAATTACATCATCACAAATTATTCTGTCATAATGAGCACCTGTAATTCCATAATCAAGTCCGTGAGCTTCAATACTTAATTCTTGTGTTTTTGTTTGTTTGAAGTTAAATAAAATTTTCCCTTCCCTGTCTATAACTTTTTTTACTTTAATTCCAAAAGCAAAATTAAAAATTTCCAATAATATATCATTTTCAAAAGCTAAACTAATAACCCTAACAGCTTTTGCTGCTTCGGTAAATGTTTTCCTTATTATTGCGATTCTCGCATCAGGATGAAATAACAAATAATAAATAATCCCAACTATGATTAAACTCGTTGTTTTATAACTGTTTCTATGGGCTTGTAATAAATTTTCTTTATTATCAAAATCCCAGATGTAATGTATCCAACTACTATGTAAAAAAGATAGTTTGTTATATCCTAGAATATTTCCTAAAAGATGAGGATTTTTAGCAATTTCGAGTAAATGGTTTTTAGTTAATACATTAACTTTCATTTTTAGTTACCTTATTAAAAATATCTTCCAATTGTTTTTTCTTTTCTTCGGAAATATTAACTGTCTCAATATCAATTTTTTTCTTTTCACTATAAGAGCCTCTTGCTATTCTTTCAACTTGAGAAGCTATTTGAAACCAATTTATTAAATCTTTATTCGATAATTTTTCCAAATCAATTCTATCTAATTTTTGAATTATTTTTTCTTGTAAACTCATAGCAATCTTGATGTGTCTATCATTCATTTCCTCGATTGCTTTTTCTTGTTTCTTTAACTTCAAATCTTCCAAATAATCATCATAAGCAAGAGCTCTATCATACCAATTATATTTTTTTGACAACTCGTAAATATAAGTCCAAGATACCTTAAACGCTTTACACACATATTCTAAACTTCTCTCAATCCCGGCACCTCTAAAAATACAAAAATATCCATATGCTTTCTTTGTCTCACTTTTCTGTCTATACCAAATAGGTTTTTCTTTTCTATATTCCATATTTTACAAAATTATTTGACAATCATTCCTTATATTTTTATTTCTTATATTATATCATAAAAAAGATATTAAAACTTAATAATTAAGATAAATTTCTGATTTTAATATTAAAAAATTTCATTTTTTAGATAAAAAAAGAGAAGGTCAAAACCTTCTCTTTTTAAATAAATTATTTAATTGTCTATTTTTTAACTGTCTTAAAACCACAATATTTTTTATTCTTTTTTACTTTTTTTAATTCCTTTTATTAAAATAAATCGTAATTAGAATTAACAAAATTATTACTAGACAAAAATAATTTGCTTTTATCATTCAAAATTTTCCACCAATCTTTTTCATCAGCTTCAAATAATTTATCAATCAACTTCAGCTTCTCAATAACTAAATAATTCTTCAAAAAAAATTCATATAATTCAAAATCTCCATAAATAATAAAAGAATCCACGAATTTCTTATATTGTATAAAACCAATAGCATTCAAATTAATAAATACATAATACATCAAACTTTTCGAAGCCATTGAATGATTATCATAATACAACTTATAAATATCTTTAAACTTAATTTCCCTATTATTAATTTTTTCAATAAAAACAATATTATCATAATCATTTTTATATTGTAATTTTGAATTAACTATATTAGGATTAAAATTATTATTATAATAATGATTATTAGAAAAAAATCTTCCCCTTCGCCCTGACGCTGAAACTATACTTGAACTATCATAACTTATTACAATATTGTACCCTAACTGGTTCAATTTTTTTTGCAAATAAGCTAAAAGAATGATTGTTTCAGAATGTGAAACTCCTAAAAAATGAAATAAACTAATATCTTTTTTATTTTTATATTTTTCAAGAGCTCCTTTTTTCAATAAAAAAAAGAAATTTTGTAAAGGATAAAAAAAGGGTTTATTAACAATTCCTCCTAATGCTATTCCTCCTTCAAAATCAAAATCCTTCATCATATCATACCATTCTTCCGCTTGTTTTAATCTCAATCCGTGAAGAATATTAAGAAACTTCGTTTTACCTTTTCTATTTTCATAAAAAAACTTATATGATTTAGAAGACAATTTCAAAGATTCAGAAAATAAATTATCATCAAATGAATTTTCTCTTGCATATAAAGGAAAATCTAATACCATTGCATAATTTGAATTTTCTTCCAACCATTCAAGAATTTTCAATTCTAAATTATCAATTTTTTTATAATCCAAAATTCCATTTATAATTTGAAACCCCCCACTATCTCCCATTAAAAAAACATCCTTATCTTTTTCAAAATCAATCCCACATTTTTTTATAAAATTTTTATCTTGAAAACAAAAACCTGCAGAAACAAGCATAAAAGGATAATAAAATATAGAATTTTTAGAATGAAAATTTAATTTACCAAAATCTAAAAACTCTCTTTGGTTTTTTAAAAAAGAAGAAATGCTAGAAATAAAATAAATAGGAAAATTCATTTTATTCTCCTTCATTTATTGATAATATCAAAAAATTCTTTTCTCACTTTTCCTTCCCTAAAAACTCCTCTTAATTCAGAAGTTCTCATCAAACTATCCACTTCTTCAACTCCCCTCATTAACATACACAAATGTTTTGCTTCTATAAACACAACTACGCCTTTAGGTTGTAATTTTTGTTCCAAATAATCGGCAATTTGTTTTGTAAGTTCTTCTTGTATTTGCGGTCTTCGCATAAACCATCTGACAATTCTAATTATCTTTGATATTCCTACAATTTTTCTATCTGGTATATAAGCTATATTAATTTTCCCAATAAAAGGAACAAAATGATGAGAACAAATCGATTTTAATTCTATATTATCCAAAACAATCATTTCATCATAATTTCTAGTGTTATCAAAAAAAGTTATATCTGGTTCCTTTTCAAAATTACCAATAAACAATTCATTAACCCACATTTTCGCCATTCTTTTTGGAGTATCAATAATTTGCTGGTCATTCTCTAAATCATACCCCATAATATCAAAAATTTCTTTGAATTTATTCTCTATTTGTTCAATTATTTTTTTTTCGTTCTTCTTCATTTTTATAACAATTTGAATTTGAAATAATTTTTTTCATACTATCTCCTATAATTATTTATTCATATTTAATAGGGTCTATTAAATTATTTTTATTAAATGCTTCCAATCTTTCAATACACGAACCACATTTACCACAAGCTAATTCTTGTCCTTTATAACAAGTCCAAGTTAAAGAATAATCAACTCCTAATTCTTTTCCTCTTCTAACAATATCCGCTTTATTCCAATTCATATACGGAACTTTTAATTCAATTGATTGCCAATCGCATAACAATAAAACTTCTTTCATTGCTTTAATAAATTCAGGTCTGCAATCAGGATATATTGTATGGTCGCCACTATGAGCTCCATAATACAAATTATTTATTCCATTTGAAATACAAAAACTTGCTGCAATTGATAATAATACCATATTCCTATTAGGAACTACTGTTTTTTTCATAACTTCATCTTGATAATGTCCTTCTGGAACTTCTTTAGCGCCTTTTAATAAGGCGCTATTAAATATTTGATAAGAAATACTAGATAAATCAATTATTTGATGATTAACATTCAATTTTTTACAAGTTTTTTCGGCAAAATAAATTTCTTTCGAATGATTCTGATTATAATTGAAAGAAATCGCAAAAACATTTTCATTTCCAAATTGTTCTACAATATCATACAATAAAGTTGTGCTATCTAGCCCTCCCGATAAAATTATACAACTTTTTTCCATATTAATTCCTCCTAAAAATCACCAAAATCACCATATTCACAATAATTATATTTTTCTATTCTATTCTCATAGACTCTTACTCTATAATCCAAACTATTATTAATTATTTTTAATCTATTAAAAATAACTGAACAAATATTTTCAGCAGTAGGATTAATATCTTCAAATTCTGATAAATCATTCAATAATTTATGGTCAAAGTATTCTTTAATCTCTTTTACATTAGTAAAATCAAATAAAATTCCTCTTTCGTCTATTTGATAGATATTTCCTTTAATCCAAACTTCAACGAACCAACTATGCCCGTGAATATTTTTACATTTTCCTTCATAATTTCTTAAAAAATGTGCACTATCAAAAGTAAACTCAGTATGTAATAAAATTTTTTTTATCATACTATCTCCTTTATTTTCCTCTAAATATAAAAAAACATATTATTATTATTAATATCAATAAAATTACAATTATATTTTCTATCATATTAAACCCCTTTCTTATTCCCAAAAAGTAAACAATGTAATCTAAACGAAATATTGAAACGATTTTGCAATATAAACAAATAATTATCTTTTATTTTATTTAGTAAATCTTCTTTTTCAATTCCAATAGGTTGAACCCAAATCTTTGAAACAGAAAAACCTAATGCATTTTTTAATTTCAAAATATCTTCTAAATCTTGTTTAGAACTAAAAAGAAATTTGATAATGAAATTATCTTTTTCATTTTTAATTAATTGGACAAGTAATAAAGGAACTGTATTCCCTTTCACTTCATTAATTTGCTGAATATTTGTTTTTGGGCTAATAACAAAATTAATATTCTTTAATTCCAATAATTCTTTCATAACAGGAATTGTTCCATTAGTTTCAATATCAAAATCAATACTCGAATACTTACTAACTAGATTAAGAATAAACTTCTCATTTTGAAATAAAGGTTCACCTCCTGTTAAAACTATTAAATTAATTTTTTCTTTTATAAAAAAATCAATAGTTTCAAAAATTTCATCTTCTTCCTTATCTAATCCATCTTTCCAAGAATATTTAGTATCACAGATTTTGCAAGTTAAATTACAACCCGTAAATCTTATAAATAAAGCCATTCTTCCTTGATTTTTTCCTTCTCCTTGAAAAGAAACAAATAACGGTTCTGCTAATTTTATCATAAATCCTCCTTCATTATATTATAAAATAACAACTCTATTTTTTAAAAATTATTCTTTATCTAAAAATTGTAAAGTCAAAAATAATAAAACACTGCCTTCGACATCACTTGTAATATTTTTATCTTTTGTTTTCAAATATTCTAGAACCTTTTCGGCTTTTTCTCTACATCTTTCCACTTTTTCTTCAAATTCCCTTTTTTCTAAATAATTATCATTTAAATAATTACAAACATTTGAATAACTGGTATCCAATATAAAAGCTATTTCTTTTCTACTATAACCCGACTCAAATAAAATTTTAATATGTTTTATTAAATCTCGAGTTTTTTTATTCATTATGTATCAATTTCTAATATTTCTTTTACTTCGAAAAAATAATTACAAGAAGGTTCTTGTGAACTTATCAGTTCATCATTCTCCCGATTATCTTTATTACAAAACCCAAAATAATCTTCTACTTTACCATTATTTGAATAAATTGTTTTTACTCTTCTAAAATAAATACATTTACCACAAATATTCATAATACCTCTTTTTTCTTTTTTCTATTAATCAAATCCTCCAGATTTGAATATCTTTTTTTTATATAAAAATTCTTATTTTTATGCACTAAAGTTAACAAAAGTGTTAACCATAATGCATAATATTATTTTTTTTATAAATTTATAAACCACTTTTTCCCATCTTGTGTTATTTTTTTCT